TAAACTTTACTGGGCTAAGCGGTATGACTGCTGGGCGTGGTATTTACATTTATTCAAATAATGATGCAAATGGCTATCTTGCATTTTCGGCAGAACTCTAGGAGATAACAATGGATAATGTCACTTTTAACACAGATGATAAAGGTATTGAATACGCGATAATTGACCGAGGAAATGGTGAGTTTTCCTCAATGCTGAAATCAACCTATGATGCTATGCAAGCGGAACAATCCACACCAATTCTGCCTGCTTAAATATATTACCCCTGAGTATGGGTGTAAACTGCTCACTAATTTTTGCCTACTTGACAAGGTATGCCATAATAGTATATGGGCAATTTGCCACAACATAAGGGGACACAATGGCTAAAGTAAACAAGGGAACACTGGCAATTGGCTGGTGTGATAACGGAAATACTGATGGTAAGTTTACAGAGGGTGTCGTTAGTGTGGCGCTACAATGCGCTAACAATGGTATCGAACTAACTCATAGTATGCGAGTACAGGGTAACCAGATTGGCAGACAACGCCAGGTTCTGTTTGACTACTGGGCTGACCAAATTAAAAGTGACTGGCTTCTATGGATTGATTCAGATATTGTAGTCAATATGGAAGTAGTTGCTAAACTTTGGGATGCTGCAGACAAGATTGGTAAGCCAGTTGTCAGCGGTACATACTTTATCTCTAAGGAAAATGAAGGTACATTGGCTAAGCCATACCCTGCATTGTTCTATGATGTAGATGAGTTTAGTATCCAGCATGTACATCCACTACCAGATAACGAACTTATCAAGGTAGATAGTGCAGGTTTTGGTTTTGTACTTATGCACAAGTCAATCATTGCACCTATGCGTGAGAAGTTTCCAGACCAGTCAATGTTTGCTGAACAAGAAAACGTTGGCGATAGGTATGTAGGTGAGGACATTGTATTCTTCCGCAAGATGCAACAGGCAGGCATAGAACTACATGCACACACTGGTGCTTTAGTAAGACACATTAAAAGATTCTCGCTAGACATGGACTATTACGCTATGTACTGGAGCATGCAGCACATTAAAGAACAAATGAAAAACAAACAAGACTAGGAGTCTAAGTGGCTAATCGTGATATTACCGAAGGTCGTGCATCGAGAGCCATTGCTGTTGATGTTGGTGTCGTTGCCACCTCTGCTATTTGGCAGAATACAGACATAGCCTATGATGTCGCTATTGGTGGTATGCCGTTTATTTATGCGATTAGTGATGCTCGTCCATACATCCGCCAAACTGCACCTTTTCGTAAAGAACAGTTTGACAATCAAACAGAGCCAGGTGAGCAGTCGCTCACTGGCTGGTGGATTAGAAGTCAGATGTCTTTTCATGGTGGAGATGGCATAACATTCTTTGACCCAGCAGGTGCACCAGCCAACTCTCCAGCACAGTACCGCTTTGCGGACAGCCAAGGAGTAAATGTATTTGAGCAAGGGGAAGTAACCCTACTTAAAAGTGTGGCTAACACACATGAAGTTACTGGACCAGTTGCAGGTACAAATTATGAAAATAGACAACAACACTTACGCTCTATTCAATGGAGTGGAAATAATGGTGTGTTACTTCATGATGAGTATGATGTAGATAAGATTGCTACTGATGGAACCGTAACACACTTTATTGATTACAATACTGGTAGTGCAGAGCCAGTCCGTGCTATTTGTGATGATGGTGTTTTTGCTTACTGGGTATCAAATGCTACTGCGGGTGGTGCAAACAAACTGCATATGTATAAGAAAGCATTAACTGATGCTACAACAAGTATCCCGTCACCAATGTTTACTGCTACTGGAGTTGTTATTGAGTATGCTGAAATGGAGTTTATTAAAGACCGCATTGTTTTGTGTGTTAATAACTCTGTCTATGAAGTATCTACTGTAGCATCCGCACTACCTACACCAGTATATACAAATCCTAATACTAATTATATTTATACATCTATTGCTGCTTCTGGTCCTGCTATTTATACTGCTGGACATTCTGGTATCTATTCTACTATCCAGAAATATACGCTATCTACTGCTGGTGTAATGCCTACCCTTACATCTGCGATAGTTGCAGCAGAACTACCTGCTGGTGAAATTGTAACGAAGTTGTATTATTACTTAGGTTACATGGTAATTGGAACCAATAAAGGTATTCGAGTTGCAACCGTCTCAGACCAAGATGGTTCTATTAACTATGGTCCTTTGATTGTAGAAACATCTCAGCCAGTCTATGACTTTGCTGGTAGAGATAGATTTGTTTGGGCAGCAACAGGCATAGGTACTTTAGATGGCGGACTTATCCGCCTTGATTTAGGAACAGAAGTAGAACCATTACGCTTTGCCTACGCTAACGACTTACAGATACAGCAAAATGCAGAACACTACACAACAGCAGTAGCCTTTCTTGGCACTACTAATAGACTTGCATTTACTACAGCATTTAAGACAACAAGTGGTGCACTTTATTTAGAGTCAGCCACAGAACTAGTAACCAACGGCTATCTAACCACAGGTTACATTAGATATAACACACTAGAACCTAAAAACTTTAAGCGTCTTATTGCACGTGGAGAGTTTGAGTATGGGTCTATGACCCTAGAAACAGTTACTGCTGATGGCACTGAGTATGATGTGGTTGCTTATTCTGCATCTGTACCGCCAGTTGAGGTAACTACATCTAATCCACAGGAAGCACAGGAGTATTTAGCCTACAAGTTTATCTTGTATCGTGATGGTACTGACGCAACTAAAGGTCCTATCATGAAGGGCTATCAGGCAAAGGCATATATTGCTACACCACGACAAAGAGTTATTAAGTTTCCTGTCTATTGTTATGATGTAGAGACAGACAAATACAATGTGTTAACAGGGTATGACGGACGAGCATTTGACAGAATCACTCAGTTGGAATCTGTCGAACAAAACGGTGATGTTGTTACATGGCAAGACTTAACCACAGGTGAGTCACGCCAGGCACTCATTGAACAAATCTCATTTACCCGATTGACACCACCAGACCGTGGCTTTAATGGTTATGGTGGCATCATTGATATCACGATAAGGACTGTGTAATGCAAGCACAAGACTATGCAACGGTTGCCGTTGCAGTAATGACTATTGTAGGTGGCTTTGCTGCTGGTGTTCGCTGGATGGTTAAGCACTATCTCAATGAACTTAAGCCTAATGGTGGTTCAAGTGTTAAGGATTCTATTACTAGATTAGAAACTAAGGTAGAGATTCTCTATCAAATGATGTTACGAAGAGGGAATAATGAATGAAGAATGTTGTCAAGAAAGCCACACCTGCCGCTATTGCTGTCCTTCGACAAGCCACAGCGATAGCGCCATTGCGTATGAAAGCATCCGATGGACTTCTGCCGTCGAACGCTCATCTCAAACAGAGTCCAGTCAGCGACCATAACACTGGTCTTGCTGTTGACCTAACGCATGACCCAAAGAATGGAATTGATTGTGTTGAAATTTTTGAACACCTTAAAGAAGATAAGCGAGTTAAGTATCTTATCTTTCAAGGCAAGATATGGTCTAAAGAAAAGGCTAAACAAGGAAACAGACAGTACACTGGGAGTAATCCTCATAATAAGCATCTACATATTTCTATTGAGTCCGCTCTTTGTGCCGATACTTCTCCGTGGTTTTGGTGGTTGAATCAACCTAAGATTATTAATCAAGTTATCTCAAAGGTAACACCAGTACCTGCTAAGAAAGCATATACAAAACAAGTTTGTACTTGCTGCAAATTGCACAGTACAAAATCCTAATCCCCTAGGAGGAATAATGGAGCAATTCAAACAACTCGGACTAACATGGTTCCGCGCTGCTGCAGCATCTGCAGTGGCTCTTTACCTTGCAGGAGAGACAGACCTAAAGACCTTAGCAATGGCAGCAGTGGCTGGCTTTGCTGGTCCATTACTCAAGTGGCTAGATAACTCTGCCCCAGAGTTTGGTCGCGGTTCAAAGTAGTACCCATTTAAGGGGCCTAGCAGCCCCATAGAGACAGTAAACCCCCCGTTCTGGTTTCCCCTACCAGTTCGGGGGGTTTTTTCTATTTCTGCAAGGCAGAAAGTATGTCTTCAACCTTAATAAGGTAGCCCTTACTAGGGTTGGGAGGTATGTTGCAAGTAATGGCTCTTCCCCGAACCGTTACCACCTGCTTCAGTACCTCCGTTGGTACTAGCAGAGTTGCCCCTTCTAATACGAAGGCCCAGTATTCTGCCTTAGTACTAGATAGCCCTGATAGATACCAATTCTCGTTGTTGTGCGACCAGCAAACTGTCTCGATGTATAAGTTGCCAGTATCTTTCCATTTCAAATCTGTCTTTACTTCTACTGTTTTGCCACCTGTTAGTAGTTGTTCTACTAAGTCTTCTCCTTCATGTCCCTTTGCTAGGTCTAAGTCGAAGTCTGATAGTTTGCTCATGGGTATCCTAAGTATAGTGGCTTGGCTGTAATGTTTAGTTTGTTTCTCATCAACTTACGTTCATACTCTGTAGTGCCACCCCAGAATCCAAAGACTGCGTTCTTAAGTGAGTAGTCTAAGCATTGCTTTTTAACCTCACAGTTGCTACAGATTTTTTTAAGCATCTTAACTTCTCTATATGTAGAACTACCATCTGGTACAAAGAACTCCTCTGACTCTACACTTCTGCAGTTAGGTGTGCCTTGCCATTCTGGGTATTCCATTTATCCTCCTGTTGAGTAGAAGCCTGTGCCGTTAAACTTTACTGCTGGTGCTGACCATACTCGCTGCATAGTCTCACCACAAGTGCTGCAGGCTGGGGGAATGTTCTCGTTAATCTCTATAACTTCTGTGCAACAAACACATTTAAAATCAAATAGCGGCATTAGATAAACTCCTCGTGCGCTGGGTGAGGGAGTGTGACCATTGACCCACAGTTAGCGCACTCTCCATCAAGGAAATAAAAGCATATCTCACCTTTGTCAAATGCAACAAGCGCATGAAATACATCCCCTCCACATATGCAAACATCTCCAATAGATTCTCCTCGCAGGTCCATAGCGTGCGTGTAATCCGTTGGGTGTAGTAACTCTCTGATTTCTTTAGCGACATTATTCTCCTCGTTCGTCATCATCTGCCTCTACCAAGTCATCATCAGGCTGTGGTTTCCATCCGCCTAGGTTTCTAATCAGAGATGCAATAGTTCTTTGGACCTTCATCCGTGCACCATCTGGAGTTGTATTTAATTCTTTAGCGGTCTCGCTCCACTCGACATTGTCTACTGTAAATCTGACTTTGAGGATAAATTGTTTTGCTTCTGGTAGTTTATAATATGCCGCTGCAATGTCAGACCTAAGCACTAACCAGTTGTTGCCATCGTTGGCTGTCTCTGACTTGTTGAACTTAAAGTTCAGGTCTTTAATCTTGGTTGGAATCTCATACGATTCGGCAATGATTGACGGCAAGAAGGCTTCGATAACAGATGGGTCATAGTAGTAAAGGTCAAGCAACTCATAGCCAACCGTCCGTGCCTTCTCGCGCTCACAATAAGTAATTGCTTTATTGCGAAGAGACTTGGCTATGAGTTTGTCCTTGTCTTTTCTTGGCAGGGCTGACCACTCTTTATACTTAACTGGATGACTAACAAACCATATCCACAGCACCTGCTGTATGTCTTGTTGGTCAGTCATTGGGTATTTGCGCTGGTATTCGGCAGCAACAGCCACCACCATCTGCTCATACTCTTCTAAGTAGTCCACGTTATCCCTCTGTTACGCCTTCCCATTGTCGCCTTTGCACCAATAGTCCGATTATTGCATAGTTTGCTAGGTCAATAAAGGTATCTTCAATACTTTCATAGTTGGGCGTGTCGCTACTTTTGTAGTAAAGGTTTTCTAATCGTGCCATCTTGTCGTGCATACGCACAAGCAGCCCGTTCATTGCACCGCCTGGAGCATTGGCTATGTTGAATGGGCCGTAGTCTTGATGCTTACGCACCATAATAATACGTAGTTCTTTTAGGATATTTTCAAAATCATTCAGGTCTTTCATTTAATATCTCCTTAGCCTGTTCATCAAAGTCCATCATTGCTTCTTGTACTAATACTTCTTCTACAATTTCATCTCCATGCCCTGCCTCTGATGATACTAGCACGGCTGCCAGCATAGTTAGCATGCTGTTTGCTTTTTTGTGGTCTACTTTATTTGCCATCCATACATCTCTTAGTGCATTAAGGATATCTAATCCCTTACTGTTAGAGATTGGTATTCCTATGTACCTAGGATGTTCCCTAATAAAATCCCATACTTCTTCGCCATCATTCAGAAAGACATTTTCGGACTCGCTCATTTATAAACTCCGCTCCTTCTAGCATTACTATGCTATTAACATCATGCCCTTCTGGCATCTGAACTATATTAACATTACCTAACTCTCGGCTAACCTTCTTGCCAAAATCCATACCTGCTGAATCACCATCTGCTAAGACAATTACTGTATCAAAGTCATCTAATATTTTAGAGTAAAATGGTTTCCAATTGTTGGCTCCTGGAATACCTATGGCTGGATGGTTTGTCTTTACACTCATGGTGATGCAGTCTATTTCTCCCTCTGTCACACAGATATAATCTGATGCAGTAAGAACTACTTGTGCATTGAACATGCTGGTCTTAGCACCAGGCATACCCATATACTTTGGGTCTGCATTACCTATGGCTCTGAATCTAATATCTACTACACCTGATGGTGTTATGTAGGGGATTGCTAGTCTGCCTGTGTACTGCTCATGACCTGGAAGAGCGTCCTTTACCACTCCAAGATGAAAGCGTTGCGCCTCTTCGACCGAGAGATTGCGTGTTGCTAGATACTCTGCTGCTAGATGAATCTGACTTGCGTACTGGTGCGTCGCCTGTAAGAGAAATTGTCTGTGCGAACTTGACAGCCTCACTGTAGTTACCTCCTTCTCTGTGCATAATTAAATCGTATACATCTCCACCAACACCACATCCGTGGCATTTGAATCTGTTTTCTTCAAAGTTAATACCTGCTGATGCATGACTGTCTGCATGAAATGGACACTTAATTTTGCGCCAGCCGTGTCCCTCAGCAGGCACGGCTGCGCCTACATATCTTAAGTAGTCCGCGATACTATGTTTCACCCATTGCCTTTCTGATTAGGGCAAGCCAAATGCTGGCTGGCATTGTGCAATACCACTCGCCAACATCTGACTTACCTTTCCGTTTGTGCAGAACTGTCCCAGTCCACGCGTTGTCGTTCTTAATTTCTACTTCTAACTCTTTGACCCAAGCGCTCAAGTCCATGCGGACGTGGTCTTTAACCTCGATGGTCACTCCATTCACACCGCTGATATCACCTTTGTCTAGTTGTGCTCCTGCGATTCTGCGGTCTGCATATGGAAAGCCATTGACCTTCAACCATTTAACAGCATCTGCTTCTGCCTTGCTGCCTTTACGCTTGGCTGCTGTACTCATTCTTGTGGTTCGTCCCTAACCTCTGTTAGTTCCCATCTACCTGTTTCTGCTTTCTTTGCACGCTCTTCTGCTATTGCTAATGAAGATGCGCGAATAACTTTTACTTTGTATTGTGAGTATGTCACTCTATACTTGGGCATTACATTACCTCTTCCTGTTGGTATCTAACTGCTACATCTTCTAAGTACATAGACTCAGGATTAAATGACAGAGTAACATAGTTGCTGCCTGTTTGGTCAGCCCGTCCGTATCTGTTTTTAACTGGGGCTACGCATAAGAATGTTTCGTCTCCCTGTTTCATCTGTCCGATTGTTAGTACCATTGCTGGTATCTGGTTGACCATGCCCTGCACTGCGCTACGCGGCTGGCAAGGATAGCCATCAAAGCCTTCCTTGGTATGGTGTAGCACTAACACTGCTGCGTTGGTATCTCTGGCTAAGTACTTGAGTTCTTTCATAACGGCACGCATTGCACCAAACTCGTCATACCCATCCATTGCTACATCCATAAGGTTATCTACCACAATCAAGGTAGGACTCTTACCCCATACGGTTTCGAAGGCTGAGACTTCATCATCTAAGTCTTTAAGTGTGGGGCTAGATTCAAAGGACCAGAACAAATGATTGTTTAGTTGCAGTATTTCGTGTGACTTATCTGGGTTGTTTTTTAGCAAACTTTCTGCTGCTGTCTGTGTCATCTTGCCAGTCATGGCAATCAGACGCATAGCCATTGTATGTGCATTGGTATCTGCTGAAAAATAAAGTGTAGGATGTTTGGTCTTTGCAGCAATAGACAATGCAACTGATGACTTGCCTGCACCTGGAGTGCCAGCGATTACAGTTACTTCTGCTCGACGCAGAATAATCCCAGCCCTTTCAAATGCAGCAAAGGCAGGTGGCAATGGTTCGCCACCCACCTCTGCTTTATTTATAGAGCGTTTGAGTGTCTTCACTTAATCTGTTCTGGAACAAATGTGTTCCACTCTGGTGATTGAACTGTGACATATTGATTTTTGCACTTATCAAATGCACCCTTCGGTGCTGGACAGAACCAACCTTTGTAAGGTTTTCCATCCTTACCCATGCCTTGAATTGCTGTCATCTTTCCGTGTGGACATGCACGACCACCAATACTTACTTGTGGTGGTTGATGTACATAATCTTGGGCAGGAACTGGTGCTCCTGTTTCAATGATGTTGCCACCAAATGCTTGAGCAACTGATGCAACTGTTGCTGCTGGTGCTGGAGTACCGCGTACTGCTGACTCCAGTTCTTGTGCTGCTGATGCAATGGCATGCACTGATAATGCAATGACATTGTCTAGTTCGTCTCCGCTTTCTGCGCGGACTGTTACCAGGCTACCTGCTGGTGTCTTTACTGTGATACTGATTGGTGCTTCTGTGCTAGGCACTATCTTCTCCTTGCTCAAATGGAGTGGCTAGACCCTTCTGGTCACGCCACTGTCTTACTTTCATTGCAAACTGTACACCTTTCCATCCTTCTTTGATGTCAACCCATACTAGTTTGCATGTTCCTGTCCCTGCTGGGGCATGAATTATAATTGCTTTCTCTTTGTTGATGTCGCCCCATGTGCCACGGCTTGCCGTGTCCACCAAATACGGCAGGCCGTTGGCATAGATAGCCAACTGCATGGATATATTATTTGGATGGTCAATGCGACCTGTCTTAAGGTCAGCAATGAATCGCTCACCCTTGTACTCAACAACTCTATCTGGTGTGCCAGCAATCTTAAACTTATCAAGAACAGTGAACTGTTCGATGAATAAGTTAGTTAAGATACTGGTTGCTTGTTCGTATGCTTTGATGTCTGGCATCCATTGTTCTGGTACTGGACCTAACTCTAATCCTAGGTCTAACTTTTCTGTGAGTGCGTGTATGGCTGTGCCTATTGTTGCTGCTTTGCTTGCGCCTGCTGCATCCATAGCCTCTTCGATGTATGCATTAACTAACTTGTTATCATCTGCTGCTACACCAATGGCTAGTAGTAAGTCTGGTCTGCTTGTTAAACCTATTGCAGCCATCCTCATCTTCCATGCTGTTAATGCTGATGCATCATCAAGACTGTTGGCTATTGTAGTAGCACGGGTATAAGCAATTGGAGCGCCACCTTTAGGCGGTACAACCATTGGTCTACCGTATCTATCTCTTACTATTTCTGTTGGCATCTGTCTCCTTGTTTAGTGTCCCGTGTTTCGCAGATGGCGGGACCACCCATCCCCAAGTCTAGCACATAGTAGAAATGAACAAACTCCTACATGCTAGATAGCGCTGCTGATGTTGGTTACTCTCGCTCGATTTCTTGTACTCGTACATCTGGGTCGTGCAACTCTAAGTCGTAGCCGCTGACTTCGATGTTGTCCGTAATGATATCTTCAACTTCCTCAGGGGAGGTAGCCTTGATACCAACAACAGTAACTGTAATCTCTACAGTTGCTGACCAGGTTGTAGTAAGTACATCTGAACCGATTGACTCAAGCAATTCGTTAACGTCGTCACGACTAACTGTTGCTTCATCTGAACCATCATCAAATGCTTCAGAAAAGAAATCATACACCGTGCTACGGTTAGATACAATCTTTCTATAGGCTTCTTGTGCCTCTAGTTTGATTGACTCAAGTCGTAACTTTAATGTAGCCTCACTCTTGATTAGTTCCTTCAATGATTCCTCAGTGAAGTTATAGGTAACGTTGTCTACTGTTATTGGATTTAAGTACATCATTCTCCTTAGATAGAAAGTAATTCTAGTGCTCGTAGTTTGATGCCATCATTGCGCCCTGCAAGGGTAGCAATACTAGCATCTTTCTGAGAGTAATGGTCGGCATATTCCACAACTGCTTGCCATAAACCAAACTCTGTATCTCTAATGTTTTCTTGTGTTGGGCTATCTGAGTAGATAGCAAACGCCTTCTGTCGTGCATTGAGGGCACGGGACTTGGCGTTTTTCTCACCCTTGCTGAGTAAGTGTAGCGGTGCGTTCTCAATCTTGGTAGGTAAAGCCCATACCTTCTTGAAGTACGCAGTTGCTCTGTTGATGTCTGCTTCACGCTGCATTAAATGATTGGCAAGGTTGCTGTACTCATCAATGTTTGTGTAGGTTAGGTCAAGAAGGTTTCGCATACCAGATACTGATAGCAATGCGTTCTGAGTATGACGCAAAGTATAGGTATGTGCTTTGTTCTTGGCTCTAAAGATACGATTGATTTGGTTGGCACAAAACAATCGCTCAGTGATAGGGCGAACTACGACTGATGATGACCCGTCATGACTAGTCTGTGCTAGTAAGAAGGCTGCATGTGGGTCGCCTTGGATTTCCATTTCTTTTGGTAATGACATGAGCATCCATACTTTTGCTCCGCCATCGTACTCACCTGCTGCTGCATAGCGAGCCTCACCTGAATCAATTAAGGCATCAAGGCAACCAAAGACTTCAGAGTTCTGAAAGACTTTGTACTTGCTGCCTACTACACCAATGACTGACTGTTGTCCACCATCTTTCTTAACAACAGCCTGCTTCTTAGGTACATGCATGAACTCTGATGTATGCATTTCAGATAGAGATACAGTCCAATCAAGTCCTGCCTGATTGGCTACTTCTGCTGCGCTGCTTGCTTCAACGGCTACGCCTGCTTTAATCCAGGCTGAGCGGTTCTTTACTACATCTGCTGTAGTGGTTGTCATATTTAGATACCCATCCCTGCTTTAACCTTTGGATGTAGTTCCTCAGTCATAGCGATGAACGCATCTGCTGGCCAATGTGAATTGAACACACGGGTAAGTAGATTTGCTAGTGAATAGTTTGGCTTAGCAATGAGTGCCATTGCAAGCATTTCTTTTGCATCATCTAGACGCTCAACAGAATACAGATTGGAAGCAAGTACACTAGCAATAGGTGCTATGTATTCCTTCGGCACTGAATCCCAGAAGTATCCTAGATAATTATTAACATCTTCTACTGAGTACTCTGATGGTAGACCTAGCAAGAAGTCACGCAGTTGGATGTCCTTATCCAATGCAACTGTTACTTGTGCTATGTGCTCAACTGTTGGTTCTTCTTTTGTATTGAGCAGTGCATAGATATTGTCAGTCAACATCTTGCGTTGTTCCTGTAGTTCTTGTCCTTCATTGTCAGTACCTATGATGCTGTCCTTGCATGCGTCAATGGCTTCACGCATCTTGTCTGCTGTTGTCATTTGTTTCCCTTCCATTTAGGTAGCGTTGGAGAGATTCCAACACATCTTGTCGTTGCTCTGGGTTTAGTGTTGCCCAGATATAGCCAAGTAAATAATGAGCACCGAACTCATCATCGTATAGTTTGTTGGCTAATTCTTTTGCTTCTGCTAGTCCTGGTGTTCCGACTGTCATTCGATTTCCTTTAACTTTGTTGTGTATATCCATGCCCAAGTTACATCTGACTTGCCATACTTTAATGTGCTTGTTGCCTTGCGTAAAGCAGCGTCATCATCTTCTGCTTCTACAAAGAATGTTATGTTTACTTCCCATCTTTTAGTACCAGCCATGTTCCCTCCAATGTGTCCACGCAACTGATGGTCTGTCGTAACGGTGCTGTATATAGCCCAGCCCCCGCTCAATCTGAAGCGGGGCTGGGGTATCGGGGTCAAGTTTTAATAGTTGTGGAATACCGAAGGCAGAACTAGTAGGGTTCTGCGCCTTGTGATTCCAGCCTGATTCTTTACCCCATAGTTTCATCAGAGCACGATGCTCAGACAAGTTCCATTCGGGGTATGCCATCCGCATGAACTGTTTGGCGTATAGTTTTAGGGCACGGGGTGTCCAATGAAACTCGCTCATCTCTGTAGGCTTGGGTTCTGTATGTGGTTGTGCGTGTAATTGTGGTACATGTCCTGGCAACATTCCCCACAATGCTAGATACCACGCTGTAGTTAGTGCTAATAATTTTTTCATCATTCATCACCCCACATCCTGTCTGGCTCTGTATAAATATCAGAGTCATCTTCTTCTATGTCTTTGCCTAGTGCTATGTCATCCTCAAGCGGTGGCTCGTAGCCCATCTTGTCTCCTTTTCATTACATGCATCTGGTCTCCATACATACTGTGTCTGATGACTGCATCAATTGATATGCCATACACCTCACACAATCTCAACAGTCTTTTAACTGTAATGTTTCTATGGTTGCGTTCGTAACTACCTACTGCTTGCTTCGTAAACTCACCATTGCTGATGCGCTCTACTTCCTCAAGCGTGTACCCTGCAACTAACCTTACTATTTTTAAGGTTGTCATTATATCTAAATGGTCAGGGTTTAAGTCACTCATTGTTATCCTCTTCCATGTTACAGATGTCGCATGCTGTGCCACACTGACTACAGCATGCGTCTGGATTACTCATAGTTCTTCCTCACATTCATACTCATCTTCACATTTACTGCAGCAATCAGTGCATAGACCACTGGTATTGCAGAACTTTTCTGCATACTGGTCGCAGTCAGCACACTGTGGTGGTATGTATGGGCCGCTCATTCGCACTCCTCTTTGATGTAGTCTTCAAGGAATCCCCATAGTTCATTGTGTTCTTGGATACCTTGTTCCATTACATACTCACTGAAGTCTTGGTCAAGTACGTAATAGTTTTTATTTCTCCATAGAGTTGTTGGCGCTATCATTCTTCCTCCACATAAATGCGTCCTGTCGCCATCATCTCTTCGAGGATATTGTTGGCTGCCTTTAGGCTGAGTATTGCTTTATCAATGGACTCGTTTAAGTCCGCTATCTCATGAACTGTGTACGACATAGTTTGTTTCTCCTAACTTTGCCCACGCACATGGGCTGCAGTAGTTCCGTGGGCTGGTTCTATTTACATCTACTAAAATATCCATGCCACATGAGTGGCAGTTGTGTACTGCATATTTTACTTGGTTTGCCATAGGTCTTCTTTCGCTACATCTTTGTCTATGTAGTAGTAGTTGTTTCGCGCCTGTCTTTCTGCTGCTAACAGTCGTCTCAGTTTTATATTCTGTCTAGTAAGTACTGCGTTCTGTCTGATTGCTAGTGTAATAACTGACACACTAGAAATCAAGGCTATCAATAGACCTAACATATCCCATGAATCTAATAACATTTTATTATCCTTTCGATTGTATGATGGACTCGCAACTATCCGTGTTAACTACCTGCCCCCCGCTCAAAAAAAGGGAGAGGTGAGTGAGAGCCGAAGCCCTCACCCACCCCGTCTTTGCTTATTCAGTTGGTTGCAGTGATGAGTACGCTTGTGACACCGAGATAAGGACTACCTGCTTGAGACCAGGCTTACGGTCCTTGTTGTCAATGTTTGGACGGCGGTCCCATCGAGTGTTGCCGATACCTTGAGCGTTGATAAATGCTGTCTGGTCTTCAAGCCAGTTGAGTGCTCGAAGTTCTGAGATTACCTTCTCGTCGAAGATAACTACGCGTGTAGAGTCAGAGCAAATCTGTCGCCCTGTTGGTAGTGTTTCGTAGTCGTTGATGGTTGCTGTGTAGAAACCATTGCGGTCAACAACATTCTTGATAACGCTGTTCTTGAATGTGAC